TATTTTTGAGAATGAGACAAGCCGCAAGCCGACTCGACTTCACAGGTTCTATATCTTGAGCCAACCGGAAGAGGTTGTTAATGATACGACTGTCGCGATCGTTCCGCATTACCATGATATTCAGCCCAATATTCCTTACAAAGCGCTTCCCATTCATTATTCTTGGAATAGGATTGAATTCCTTCGACCCAAGCCTCAACACTATCTGAGTCGGTATTAAACCCTTTGCGCTTTAAGTCCCACCGGGCAATATCACGAGTGACATTGTAGATCATTTCACCATAATCAGACATTTGTACTAATCCTTTTGTCTCTTGCCTTCATCGCACTGGTATAGACGAAACCAGTTTCTTTCACAAACCTCTTTGCAAGACCTTCTTGTAATTTATATGCCTCGGCCTCCCAAGGTTGCTTGGCGTACGGAATTGCCTTTTTCAGACGTTTACCTTTCCATACCTGCATCTGTCTAGGTGAGAAAATCTCATACAGTTCTCGTTTAGCCATCTGCCGAACATGTACCAGTTCATGACAGATCGTGAGAATCAGATCACTATAGGTCTGTTCAGCACGAACTTGAATCTTGAACTCACGGGGTCGGAGGTTATCATCCATCCACTCACACCAGCCATCAGCATCGAGCTTACGCTTGATTAAGTAGTCGATCTGAACGACTTTAGCCATTCGTGAGCCAAGAATGATAGGTGCCATATGATCTGTCACATCAGCGATCAGTTCACGCTGGGTTTTAGATCCACCCTTGATGGTAATGTCCATCATTAGCCGGTCACCACGAGTACGAACCAGCAAGCGCCGAAGAGGGCGGTGAAGAAAGCAATGCTTCCAACGATTTCGATAACCTTAGACATGTTCATCTCCTTAACCATTATGTATATAATACCATATGTTAGGAAATATGTAAACAAAAAAGTTATAAAAAAAAGGTAATGAAATCAATCACTTAATATTTTTTTGAATTTTTATACCGTACTCGAGGTCTCGCAAAAAGAAATTTGGGATGAAACCTTGGAACCCACAGTGGTGCAGGGTATCTGTAACCAGCTCATCAGCAGTATGCTTTGAATTGGTGTGCGCAATATACTGTTTGTTCACACGATCATAAACTCGGTATACGTTACCAGCCTTACGAATCTCATACATATTTTGCAGCCTCTAAATAATCTTTATAATGTTGTGCAGACCAACCATCTGCATATTTTAGTTCAAGCTCACAATAGTTAAGATACTTCTGCCTTGCTTCAGGTTCCATCATTTTTAACTGGCAAATAGCTTGCTGAAGTCTTTCCGGCCCGCCTTCTTTGTCATCCATTTCATGTTCTCCTCTTCGTCAAATCTCTCAGCAAATTCTGATTTATCCATAACTGGTCGATCGTCCACAATATCACTCTGTGCCGATTGCTCTACGTTGTAGAGTCTCATTTTGGCTCTGTCTACTCCGACAACAAACCGACGGTTCTGGGTTGGATCACCATATCGGTTTTTAAGCTGTTTAATCATAATCTGACCAAGTTGTTCCATCTCTTCGGTCGAGATAAGAGCACACATAAAGTCGACCGTTGCTGGTAGAGCAAACGATTCAGATGTATCCTCAAGGCCAGGATCGCTGTTGGTAAAACCGGCTCTGTTAAGCTGAGTTGCACTGACAATCGGTATATTTTTCTCAACTGCCAAGCCACGAAGTTCCTCAGCTACGGCCTTTATATAACTATAACTATTTACGTTTGATCCATACTTGAGTCGGCTTGATGTACACAGATTAATATAGTCGATGTAGACAATATCGGGTTGAAAATTCTTTTTGAGACTTAGTTCGTTAAGCAGATGCCGGAAGTGATTTGGTCCGACTGTTGCGGTTGGAAACTCCTTAACGATAAGTTTACCGGAAGTTTTCTTCCTCAGTTTATTGATCTTGTCGTCGTAGATCTTTTTAGGAAATCCAACGAGTTCATTCACGGGAATATTCAATAGGTTTGAGTCAACTCGTTCAGCAATACGTTCTTCGGCCATTTCCAACGTGATATAAAGTACGTTCTTACCGCTAAGCATGTTTGATGCAGCCATATGACACATAGCAAGCGTTTTGCCGACACCAGTGCCTGCAATAAGCACGTTTAGTGTTTTACGTGGTAGACCACCTTTGGTGATTGTATTAAAGTAGTCAAGATCGAACGGGATTCGATCCTCTTTCTTATTATAGAACTCGAATCGTTCCTCTGCATCTAGAAGGAAATCATGACCAATATGATCATCAAAAGACACGCCAAGAGCATCAGCCAGTATAGTAGGTATTCCACCCCTGTCTGTAGTTTTTGATTGCCCCTCAATAATCGAAATAGATTCCATAATTGCATTGTACACAGCCCTTTCTTGGCAGAATTGTTCCGTGTTATCAATGAGCCATGTCGAATCTTTTTTCTCAAAGGTAATTTGCTCAACATATTCAATCAGATTTTTAAAAATCTGTTCAGGTATATTTTCCTTTTTATTTAGTTCAATTAAAAGAGTTTCTTTAGTGGGGAGACCATTATACTTTTCAACAAAGCTTTCGATTTCTAAAAACAATATCTGCTCAGCTTGCTCCTGAAAATAATTTTTCTTTAAGAAAGGAAGAACCCTCCTTGCATATGATTCATCATAGATCAGGTTGCTCAGTATTGTCTGTTCTATTCTCACTCTCTAATGCCTCCCTAATGATTTCAACCAAAATATCACCTAACATTGTTTCAAACTCTTTCTGATCTTCAGGTTCGAGTTCTTCCACATTAAAGTCAGGTGGCGCCTCTACAACATCATATTCAAATTGCATGACGGCATCACCATCATCCTCATCGAGAAATTTTACCGTCTGATAATGATAGATTATACCATTCCACTTTTCGTCTGTCAATAGAACTCTGGCTAAATCTTCATTTTTATATTCGTCATAAAGGACTTCATACTTCAGCATTTTCAAGCTCTTCTTCGACTGTATCCATCATTGCCGGCATTTCATCATCTCCCTTACCATAAAGAAATTCCTTTTGAGCCGCCTTTTCCAACTGCTGTAGGATTTCATTGGTAAAATATTCTTCTGGATTTTCATTAATCGCTTTACCGAAAACCTTACGACCATCAGGCAGTTCGTAACGTGTACTCACCTTCTTAATAATATCGTACTTTTCAGCAAGATCGAGCAGACCATAGTATCGGTCAAGTCCAGTGTCGTACCGCAGTTTAACCTCAACGTCTTTGTTCTCTTTTGTAAAACGAGACTTGATCATACGGCAACGGATAATATTACCAACAACATCCTTGCCATCCTTATCCTTCTTCTTGGATAGGAATACGATCTGTGAGGCCGTATACTTGAGACCAGAACCACCACCCATTTCCTTCATGGGTACATATGAGCCAATTACATCATATACGTGATTTGTTACGATAAGTGGTACATCGACCTTGGCAAGCTTTAGATTCAGAACTCGGAATGTAGCCTTAATCAGCTGTGCCTTAGTCATATCACGAGTCTCTGCACCACTTGTGGTATCCTCTACCTCTTTGGTAGTTGAAAGCTGACCGAGAGAGTCAAGTACCATCAGCATAGGAGGCCGAGTTGAAACATCAGCCTTTGCATAATTGTCGAGGATCTGAATTGCTGTATGGCGAAACTTTTGAATTGTTTCTTGCTCAGAGATAATAACTCGCTTAGAGTCAATACCTCGTGATTCCATCATATCCTTAGTTACAGCTGCTTCAGTATCAAAATAGAAGCAAGCACCAGTGGGATTATCATCAAGAAAACGCTTGACCATGCCAAGAGCGAAAAAAGTTTTTCCGGTGGAGCTTTCGCCAGCGAGCGCAAGTACTTTATTATTTGGTGCACCACCAAAAAGGGAGCCAGATAGAGCGGCGTTAAAAATATAAGAGCCGGTATCAATAGTATCCCCAAACTCACTGCTGCCCAGTCCGTCAGCTGCGACATTTGTATTCTCGTCGTTTAGTTCTTTTACAATATTGCGAAAAAAGTCAGTCATCCACGTCTCCTATAAAAACAAAGTATAGTGTATTTTATAATTTATTGTAGGAAAAGTCAATCCTTTTCCTGTTTAGATCCATATGCAGTTACAGTTTTATTTGGACCGTATGTACCATTATTTTTTAATGATTGCTCATTTTGTTTTTCACGAAGAGACTTATCATAATATAATGGTTCTTTCCATGTTTCAACCTGATCTGTTTCAGGTTTATCTACAGCCATTGGTTCATCAGTTTCTACTTCAACTGGTTCCCAATCCTTTGCTACATTAACTGCCGTTTTAATTCTCTTAGGCTTTGATAAACTCATATTAGCAGCGATTACCAATAAAACCGCCAATGGATCAAATACGAAAATAATGGTAATAATAACCCATCTTACTGCTTCCTCTAACACATTCTTATTTGTATCAGTATAGAAAAGAGCTGCAATATATTTAATAGGCCCAACTTCAGCTTCTAGTTGGAGCTGTTGCCTTTGTAATGGCTGTTTTTCATCTCTGAGTTGTTTAATGTTTTTGCTAGCTTCAGAAATGATTCCGGAGAGTGAGGTACGTTCCACAGCTTGGCTTTGGCGCACGGCGATAGCGCCATCTCTTCCGCGTATACGGTCATAGTCAATAAGCGTCTGGACTGCCGTGTCAAGCTGTCTGATGACCATTTCGGCATCTTTAATTCTCCTTTGCTCCTGTTCGATCTGTTGATCGAGTGATTGAATTTCTAAAGAATTATCTCCCCCAACCAACGTCTGATCGATATGAGCTTTGGATAGAAAACCAAAGATGCCCATTGATGTAATAAACATCAGCACAATAACTGCTGTTGTTAAATAACTTTTCAACAGCTTCGGAGCTGTCTTCCAGTTTTGATACAGCCAAGAGGCAGTAAGTAATTTACCAACCTCCAACACTCCACCCATAATCGCAATGGGAAGTGCAGCGGCAGCAAAGATTGCCATCAAACCGACAATACTATACCATGCAGCAACGCCTGAGATGGCTAATGCCACAATAAGAGTTAACCAAGCCATATTAGCCTCGAGTGATAGCTAAGACTTTATCAATCGTTGCCTGAACCTTAGTGGCTCTATCAGGCCAATAAATATATTCCTTATCGGATGTCTTAAGTAAATTTACAAGCAATGGCATGACTAATTTTTCAAGCTCTACAACCTTGCCAGAAATTTCTGACTGAGCCTGTGCAATTGCAAGTTGTACATCATCTGATTCCTCGACATTACGTCGAGTCAGCAACGTATCTAACTTATCTTCAAGTGGAGCAAGCGCGTTGAGCACTACACGCGTGAGATCATTTTCGTCAATAGATGGCGGTGTGGATTCTGCTGAATCTTGATTTGCTTGAAATGTGGCTTCGTCTACTGCACTAAAGCCATAGTCCAGATTTGCATATTCTGCTGGTATATCAGCCATTAAAAAAATCCTCTAAAGTATTTGTTCTTTCTACCGACCATCCAATAGCATCAAGTATGTTCTTGATAGGTTCAACATAAGACTTGTCAAATTGCATATCATAGTCTATAAATCGTTTCAGATCAAACTCGGGTGGTAAAATAATAGGAAAGGCAATCACGTTCTGTTTAGCTGGATTTGGCATTTTCAGATATGTAAATTTAACCTTATCACCATTCTTTATCTCTTCATATTTATTATTTATATTCAACTCTTTTATCAGTTGATTATAGCGACGAGATGCACGAACGTGAATAGGAACACCAACACCTTCTTTTTGCTGTTTCCATATATTAGATACACCACGAGGAAAGGCAACATCTTCTGGATTTAGTTTTTGGAACTCACCTCTGGCGGTTTCAATGAATTTTTGTACAGCAAATTCATCCTTGTTCATGATGAGCGATAGAGTCTTTTCAATGAGTTTACGGCACACCTGAGGGGTCGAAGATCGAACTGATTCAATACCGGTAATCTTGATCTTTGGTTTTGCATATTGTACACCTTCGTTATTGAGCACGTTTGCAATATACCGTTTTTTACCAGTAAAGATAACCTTCGATGCAATAATCTCTCGTTTCATATGCATACGTTGGTCATAGGCATGCACATATTCTTTAAGATTTTTATAAGTTTTTTCTAAGAGAGGTTCAATCTTCTGCTCTGACACTTTGTCTATAAACTTACAGATTTTATCTTGGTCAGTTTCATTGGGCATGACTTGTTTGACGAGCTCACCCATTCTAACATAAAGGCTGTCAGTGTCGATAGCAATAACATAATCGACTTTATTTGTTTTAAGTATACGATTGAGATATTCATTGATAGTATTCTCAGCCCAACGAATTGTAAGCTGTCCGGAAATGGTAATTGCCTCTGCCATTCGAATATCATAATATCGAAACCATTTATTCGACAAAGCACCATAAAGAGAGTTCATCAGAATTTTAACTGCCATTTGTTCATTGTCGAACCTGGCAATATCTTTTTCAATCTGAGCTCTCTCAAACACCTGATCCTTGGCAGTATTTTCAAGGAGTTGTTTTGCTTCAAGTGCTTTTTTCTTGACAATTGTACGTTCATTGTAGAGACTATCAACGATCTGAGGGAAAACGCCTTTTGATTTAGTACTGAACAATTGGCCAGTAGAAGCAACGCATGCATCTTTAGGAATATTGAGATCTATATGACACAATAGACTTTCCACATCCACGCCAGGTAGCACGCCGTCCATAATAGTTTCAGGTGACATATTATACTGCATGATAAGATGCGGGTACAGGGAATTCAAGTCAAATGAACAGACCCACTCGTGCATACCTTTCTGAGGTTCTTTAACATAAGCACCTTCAATTCGCCTATCGCTATTAACTTCATCTTGTGGATTAAGAACTATATTTTGCTTTTTCAACACATTGTAGATGTACGTATCCCAGATCTTCACAGACCCAAAAGAAGTCACGTAATTCGCATTAGCCTTATGAGCAAGTGTCATAGCGAGAGCAATAAACCCTGTCTTGTCCTCCATTCGCTCGACGAGTTGAGTGTCCCGGATGTTATAATCAATGAACTTCTGATGATTTTCACGGTATAGAGCCGCAAGGGAGGAGTACTCAGAATAGTCGAGTTTCTTTTCGCCAAGTACAACGTTTGCAATGTTGTCAAGTTTATATGACTCCTGGTTACCATAGTTATAACCAAGCTTCTTAAAGAGTTTCATAAAGTCAAGTTGGGTAGTACCGATAATATTATAGGATGTATCTCGAGCTTCTGGTTTGATATTAAACAATGAGAACTTACGAAGTTGATCCTCACCGAGGACTCGCGCAACACGATTAATAAGGTATGTCATGTCGAAGTCTTCCGAGTTCCAACCACTGATAATATCAGGTGTGTTTTTCTGCCAGTGAGTTAGAAAACTCTTTAGAAGAACAAATTCATCTTGGCAACGAATGTACTCAATACGCTTATCCTGAACAATAGAGTTGTCAGATTCAAATCCGCCAATACCCCAAGTGTAGAAGGTATCATCAAGATTATTTTTGATTGTAATGGCAGTGATTGGCTGTTGAGCCAGAGAAGGCTCTGGAAAACCTTGATCTGATTGTACCTCAATGTCAATAAATGAGATATTCATCACCGAGGTATCTGGTATGCAGCCATCTGGAAATTTGTCACCAATAAACTGAGCGATATAATCTCGATTTCCATATATGGGAAAGTTATCCGCCTCTGTCTCACGGATAAAGTCCCGGCAATCCATCATGCTGCCAGGTTGAATAGAGTCGACGGTATAACCATCGAGGGTACGATATTTTGTTTTATTACGAGTAGGAACGAAGAGGGTCGGTTGAAAGCGAACCTTCTCGACCACTCTTCGTTTCCCGTCATAGCCAACATACAGAATGTCGTTGGCCGTTCTCTCGACTGAAGTGTAGAATGTCACCATAGTCTAATTTATATCACGAAGCATGATAAAGGTCAATAGTTTCTATCCTTCAGTTAAGAGTTCCTTTTTCCCTTCAATAGTCTGACCTCCGGCCGCGATTTTAATTTGGCGAGGCTTCTTACTATCTGGGATGATGTTTTTGAGTGAGATGATGAGCATACCGTTTTTAAGTTCCGCTCCCTCCACTTCGATAGTGTCGGCAAGAGTGAACTGTCGGGCAAAATGCCTGTTTGCAATTCCTTTGTGCAGTACGCTTCCTGATTCTCCATCCTCTCTTTTTATCTCCCCTATAACTGAGATTTTGCTGTCTTGATAAACGACTTCAAGATCATCCTCAGAAAAACCAGCAACTGCCAGTTCGATCTGATAACGATCATCATCCATGCTAATAATATTATAGGGTGGATATGATTGAGGCCGAGTGAACGCGTCTACCCGGTCAAGATATTCGATTTGTTTAAAAAAGCGGTCAAAGCCGACGAAGAATGGATCGAGATTGCGAAGAGTCGCAATATTTTGCTTAGTAACCATAGTTACCTCCTAATTAGCAAGGTTAATAGTAGAGGACCCATCAGGCATCCTCATTACTATATATAATCATTCTCCTTAAAAAGTCAATAGGGGAGCGGAAAAGTTGATGATAAGGAGAATGATGTTTCCGCTCCCCTATTTTGATTATGCAGCTAGTGCGCGATAGCCTGCTGCAATAACCTTACGAGAAGGAGTGCCGATGCGGTAGAAGTTCCGTGTCTCGCCACCCTTATTCGTACGAGCATTGCTATAAATAGCAACACCGACGTTCTGACGAAGATGGTTAATCAGTGCGGTCGGATTGGCAACGCCAAAGCGTGCACGGATCTGCTTCACAGTAAGCTGCTCACCATTCTGTAGTGCGGTGAGAACGCGTTCAGTCTTTGTCATAATAAGTCACTTTCTTTTCAGTTTCAAAATTGACAGTATTGCTGTCTGACCCCTTTCGGGGTTTCGTCCCTACGGACTCATCAGAGACAGATTGATTAATCATTATGTTTATATACTACCACATCCTACATTGTTTGTAAATAGATTTTCTAATATTTTTTTGTGGTGCCGGCGCACGGACTCGAACCGCGGACCTGATGATTACAAATCAACTGCTCTACCAACTGAGCTACGCCGGCATATTGACTACTTCAACAAATCCTCATGTTGCATATTTTTCTGACGGCGCAAGTTATTTTGTGTTGCACCATCTAATCGGTCAAGACGATGCTCAATGCGCTTATGCCAAAAATAATCAATCACATTCACTACAACTAAGCAGATTACAGCAAGACTCAAAATAGTAATCGCATATTCCATAAGCGTCTCCTTAAAAATGGCTCCTCAGGATGGATTCGAACCACCGACCGGACGGTTAACAGCCGTCTGCTCTACCGCTGAGCTACTGAGGAATAATTCAAAACCTTTCAGGTAACACTACCTCGAAATTATCAGGATCTAGCCAACGCTCTTCTCCAGTTTTAAGAGAGCGAATCGACTGTTGACCAGGACGCAGGTCGGACTTCCATTCAGTCACTTCCCACATCTCACCGTGCTCACGAACACGGTTCTTACCGTGTCGTGTCAAGCCACGGATTTTGATAATGTCACCCATTTCACGCAACCTTGATGTGCCAAGTAAAGCAACATTCCATCATCCGAACGGTGTTTTGCCAGGTATCGGGAAACTGAGAAACCAGCATACCGTTTGGATCACGAGCAACAAAGTTTTCACCAATCTTAGTGATCGTCACATCACCGCTTGAGCAGTTGACCGACTCCCACGTTTCCGTTGAACGCCAATCCGACTTCTTCCATTCACTGATCATAATCATCTCCTTATTCATCATATGTATATACTATCACAATATGGTAATTATGTCAACCATAAAACCACAATAATGCAGCACCGATAAACACGACCCACCACAGCTTCAGTCCAAGTTTAAAGGCTGAGGTAATTACAGAGACCATGATGCCGAGGGTAAAGGCGGCAATGATAAGCCATTTTGCCACATCCCATGCGGCTGCTAGATCACCTTCAAACATCGTCGTCCTCCTTGTAGACAATGATGGTCTTCAACTCTTCAACGAGCTTCCGGCCCTCGTCGGTGAACAGGATGCCCTGTTTCCATACCCAGCGCTCAATGTCCTGGCTGTGGTAGAACGTCTCGTTCTGCGTCATCCAACGCAGAGCCGTCTGGCGGTCACCAGCACCTAGTTCGATGCAGGACTGAACCTCCTCCTTGAACTTGGCGAGGAGATAGGCTTCATGGCGAGCCTCCACCTCTTGACGGCGGCCCATTTCACGACAGAGACCATCCCAGATGGCCTGCTTGTTGTCGCCATCAGACTGGGTCCAACCTTCCCAGAAGGCTTCATGCGGCCGAAAGCCACGAGCGTCCTTGTGGAGGTCGGAGATCAGTTGATCGCTGTAGGTGTACATGGTGTTTGTCTCCTTATCAATCATCATAGTTATATAATACCATAAAACCAGAAATATGTAAACAAAAAAGTGCACGAAAATATGTAATGATATCAATGGCTTAGCATTTTTTTCACTTTTTTTATAAGCCATTGATATCATTACATATTTTTTTAAAAAAACTTATTTACTTTTTTTAGAAGATGGTATAATATGTACATATGATGATTGATAAGGAGACATCTATGGAATACACCTACACCACGATGATTGACGTCATCAAGCGGATCGCAGAGGATGACAGCCCTCGCCACATCCGTCGTCAGCTCAATCGGCTGACCTCCGACGAGAAGCGTAAGGTTCTTGACCTTATGAAATATGTCGAGATGGAGATCATCGATGCCCAGTAAGATCAAAATGAACAAACGCGTAGCTCTCGGCTACGGCATCATCGACGAGGATCAGACATATCTCGGTTCTCGTGGTGGGTTCAAGATCTATATGGATGACAGTACCGACAAGAACTACGTCGAGATCTGGGTCTACGATATGGACACCTCTAAGCGTATGCGATCAGCATTCGACAATGTGGTGACGACTAGGTTCAAGATTGTTGCTCACATCGAGCTGAGCAAGGACAAGCGTCATTGGCACGTGGATCTGACTCAGGTCGACTCTCGTTACCGTGGTCAGAAACTAGCCAAACGGCTCTATTCGTTCCTGCTCAAGAAAGGCTATAACCTTCGTGCCGGTGACTCACAGTCACCCGGCGGTCGTTATGTCTGGAATGAGTTAGCGAAGGATAGTTCGATTGTCGTGATGGCTCGAAAATCCAAATACTCTAAGATCATGGATTTTCCTAAGCCTGGCAAACGTGAATTGGTATCGAATATGTTTGACTTATTCGATACAGATGCAGAAATCTACGCAGTTGCTAGTTAACCGTCTTCTTCTTACCGATATTATACTTAGCAACTAACTCCCAGTCGTTCTTCTCCTTATAGGGTAGAACCTTAATCTGGCTAATCGGAGCGATCGGATTTTCGGTCTGCTCCGATTTTAGTATGTCGACTAGTTCCCATTCCTTGAGTAGGTTGGCAATGGTATTTCGGCGGGCAATGTCCGACTCTGACATATTGGATGGTTTGCCGTCGAGAGCAAAAAGTTCTTTAAAATGAGTAATATAGTAACGTCCCTGCTTGTGCAGTATATGACAAGACTGATATAGGGTCTTTTCCTTCTTAGAGGCGACACCAATCCGAGTAAGTGTCTCTCTCACTTTAAGGAAATCGTCTTCGTTACGTAGTCGTACTTCGACTAGATTGTTAATATCAAAAGTCATTTTTTCACTCCACCCTTCTCAAGCTTTGTTTTTATATCTTTTATCTGTTGAGAAGACAGAATATCCATGATCTGTTTGGCTTTTTCATAGCTGTAACCATAATATTCTACCACCGCCTCAAGATCATCATGATGTTCAGTCTTGGCCCATTTGGCAAATCGCTTTTTAGGCCTCACTATATTTATTAAAAATGAAAATTGTAGTTTGTTTTCTAGGTTGGAATGCATATTCATTGCATTGGCAACGTGGATTGTATCCTCAAAATATGATAACTGACGATTTGTCAGGAATGGATTATATCCCTTTTCGGCCAATGCGTCATTATCGGTACCAGACATAATATCCTTACCGGAGTTGATTGCATTAACATAATCAAATGGGTTCATGGTAACAACTCTCTAAATGTTTCATTATCAATATGCAAACAGTTCGGCATAAGAGATTCCTGCATATTACAATTTACACGATAGAACGTAACATCAGGATTCTTATTGTATATATCTTCGTGTCCATCGTACCATTCATCGTAAGGCCCATCCTCATCATAATAATGGTCTGTACCTCGATAAATATTTCCCCCACCATCAAAACCAAGCATAAAGATATGTTTCTTTTTATGCTTTATAGCCATCTCAATTGCAACCTCACCGGATGATTTGTCAATCGATCCAATGTTGGTAACCATATCTTTATCTAAAATCCAGGTGATATAGAATTTTTCGCCCATACCAGCAATGGAACAAAGATCAGTTGTTCTTTTATTTTGTATAATATTATCAGCTGGCGTAAACTCCATGAGAGCCTTTACCTCACGACTATTGTGAACTGGACTCCATGAGGCAAACCAGCATCTTCTATCCATTACATATCCAGATGAATAAATCTCATGCTGTATTGCAGGATCCACAACAATTAAATCGTCAACCTTCTGATCTCTATAAATTGCATTACAACCATATGTTCTTACCAGTTCTGGTAATTCAATATTTAAGCGTGATTCTCCATTTCCTAAAATAATAGCACATTCACTCTTGTTGAGTTTCGAGTTCATGCAACCTTTCCTCTGATTCTTTTAACCACTGTTGAATAGTTTTATTGTCAGAATATAATTTATAATTCTTATAATTTTCAACTACCCACTCACAGGCCTCTTTCGACTTTCCATGAAATGTCAGGTTCATAATCCAAGCAGTCTCCAACCATGATTTGCAATTGCATTTAAGATAATACTAAGGCAAGTAAGAATGTGAAGGAATACCCACCCAGTACGAATAATTGCAACTCGGTCAGCTTTATCATCATCGTCATATGCTTTACTTCCTATTGCTTTACACCAGTATTCCCACATTATTCTTACTTGAACTCACAATCTGTCATAATTTCAGTGAGACATGCAACGAGGTTAACTTCTTGATCCGCAACGAATGCCGATTTATAAGAATAATCGGCAATATGTAGAACAAGTTGAGGAATGGAACGATCAACAATATATTCAGATGCTGTATCATACAAACGACGATAAAGAACTGTTGATTCGATATCAGAGTTCTGACCGACCCATTTTCGCATTTCCTTGAAGTTTCTATCCTTCAGAAGGGAGATGAGTTTCTTAAAATTATCATCGCCCAAATTGACAAGAATGCCAGTGTCAATATTACCAGTAGCACTATATCGTTGTAATTCATTGAGCACTCTTCTCCAGTCAGGAAAATGTTTCTTGATAAGCTCTGCAACCACCTGTGGATCAAAAGTGATATTCTCACTCTTAAGAATATTTTGAACTCTTGCCATAAATGATGAAGCAAGATTTGCCTTTTCCTTACCTGGAATCTTGAACTCGACAACTGAGCATCGAGAATGTAGTGGTTCGATAATCCGGTTCTTGAAGTTACAGGTCAGAATAAATCCACAGTTCTTAGAATACTCTTCCATGAAGTTACGGAGAGCAGGCTGAGTCGACTGAGGATTAAGATAGTCGGCCTCGTCAAGGATTACATATTTACGAGCACCGGTAAGTGATACAGTCGATGCAAAGTTTTTGATCTCGACTCGGAGTGTGTCGATGTTACCATTCATCGAACCATTAATTACGATATAATCAAAGCCGCATTCTTCCAGCATCGCCCTTGCAACAGTAGTCTTGCCAACACCAGGACCGCCGGTGAGGAGAAGATTTGGCACATAGTTTTTGCCCACGAAGTTGACAAATGTTTGCTTAAGCTCTGTTGGAAGAATACAATCGTCGATCTTGGACGGACGATATCGCTCTACCCACAATTCTTGCATAATATAATCCTTAGTTAAGGTTTGCGTTTCAGAAAATCTGGAATCTTTAGAAGCTCTGCCGTTTCCCAGATCTCTTTACACTTTTCACATTTGGTTCTAGGTTTTTTAGAACCGGTATAATCAGGATGTTTTTCACACTTTACCAATTTACTATTACCGGCTTTCAGTTGCAATGTAGTACTGCAGCTTACCTCCATTAGTTGAGAAGTGGCTAATGCCCTTCGAAGAAATCTTTACTTTATAATCAGCAGGCATAAACCGAAGATTCTCTACCTTGAAAACAAGTTCAAAGTCAAGGTCGGTCGAACCGACAACGTGACGGAAGGTATTAGATGACTCATCCTTAGAGTTACCAACAACCAGAGTCACATCACCGCCGGCGCCAATAACAGACCAGTTAGGAAGCTGAAGAACACTAGCCGCCTGCATGGTCTTCTTGAATACCGCGTCCTTGAGTTCAAATTCAACGACAGTATCAGGTAAATCTAGATCCTTTTCTGGAGCCTGCATAATCATATTGGCATCGGCATAACCATAGGTTACAGACGACACACCATTCTTGATTTCAACCGAACGATCACTAAACTCAAAGTCAGGTGACTCGAAGATGCTTACAGTACTGAGGAACTGATTCAGATCATAGATACCGAACGGCACATCAAAACTGTCGTCAACCTCGGCCCGACCAATGATGGTCTTCTGAGGTGAAATAGTCTTGATGACGTTTCCTGAATTTACATAAAGAGATGGATTAATAGAAGTAAAACTCTTTAGCACAGAAAGAGTGTTGGTTGAGATATTCATTTCTTATCCTCACATAAATGACAAATATTGACGGTTAATTTAATAATAATACCACAAATCATTGGTTAAGTAAACAAAAATACTATCTAATTTTTTCATTTGGATCAGCAGTAGCAGATGCACCGACCTGTGCAAGATGGGTAAGAGAACCACCAAAGGTATATGTACCCGTGTGTGACAACTGCATCCAAGGGCACATCCAAACCTTCAGACCGATCTCACGTGACCACTGACAGAACATATAGTCTTCCGATAAATACCGCTTTGACTTTGGATCAATAAGAGCATCAAAGTAACACATGATCTCACGGGTGCCATCAAAATTTGCTGATCGTACATGATCTGGTTTATAATGAAGGTCTGGATATGCTTCCTCGAACTTTTCAAATGCTTCTCTTTGGATCATCATAAATCCAGTACCACCCTCAAGAACTTCAACTGGTTCATTAAGTGGAATTTCAGTCTGACCTTCGGTTGGATTAAACACAAAGTCGCCAACAAAGTTCTGTAGTTCGTGTGGATTTTCGTCGGCAAATCCTTTATCCACTGCCTTTTTAATTTTTTCCCAAGAAATGGTCTTCTTTGGATATGGACCACAAATAATATCCTTATCGTCTACCGCAAGTGCGGCGAGAGAAAGAACATCGTTTGGATTAAAACCAATATCTGAATCAATAAACATAAGATGAGTAAAATCCTTCTGTCGAAGAAACTCATCAGCACAATAATTACGTGCTCTTGTAATTAGCGATTCGTTGAAAAGATAAAAGAAATCAATGGTAATACCATATGCCTGACAAAGTTTTGCAAGCTCAGCTGTTGATTTTGTATACTGACCGCCACACATACCACCGTACATTGGTGTAGCTACAAAAATCTTTCTTTTTCTTAGTTCCTCAATATCAATAGTAATTTCAGCCATTTACTTCTCCTCATGTTCTAGATCATGTACGTGCATGGCAATAATCGCATAATGGATGATCTTCATTAAATCTTTTCGGTTATATCCATCCTTCTTACCGTAACGCTGAGCATACTTCATTACGTTACCAATGCAAAATCCTTCACCATGACCACCGTCGATGATGAACTCAGTTGCTTGGTATTTGTTTGTGGAATAGTGTTCACCGTAAGTACCATCAATATAGTCTTGAATTTCGGCAATCAGATTGCCTTCATTGTATTTATAGGAAATGCTCAAGTGTTGCCTGCCTTTCATTCCAAATTTCATGTTTTTTCTGATAATTGTTTTGAAACAAGAAATCAGTGTCTGCAAATTTTCTCTCACCATCTAAGACGGCTTTGATTTCAGTTGCCATATCTGTCGAAGTTTGAAAATGCACATTTTGACAAATATGATTAGTAGATCTCGAAGGATTTAGTAATTCATAATCACTCGGTAAACCCATAATAGTCATAGCTTCTCGATAAGTTATATATCTATCTTCATATGGATGAGTGAGCATGTTTGGATAATGACCTACAAAAGCGCCGATATAATCCTTTGGCACTATAGTTCCACGTCGCATGATATTACCGCCATCAGCAAGCTTGAGATATTTTCTCTCACACTTTGGAACTTCTCTTTCATATCCTTCTTTTTCCATCCATGCACCAATTTCACGATAGTCTTTTTGATATACATCTGTTAAGATAGACTCCACATCATTACCGCGAGATGGTTGAGCTTCGAGTATGTTATAATACTCTTTATGAGAAGCTCCATCGAGTACTTCCTCTAAAAGATAACGATAATATGGATCATCCTTAGATGGAGTTCCTTTATTAATTGGTTCCATCTGGAAGTTACTTGTCACATTGGCAATAACTTCTTCGATCCTTTGATGCGGCCGTTCATAATAATTTAAGATGGGCGTCTTTTCACCAAACTCTTTTTTATTCCAAAAGAAATAAAACGATCTCTTACGAAATTGTGCGACTCCATGCGATAGGTTCTTAGTAAGATATACGCTCATGCCATATCCATTATCAAGAGAGATTTGTCTCAACTCATCGAGCATAAACTTACCAATCTTACCTACGAGCGCTGGAGCGTTCTCACCCCAAAAAACGAGTGGCTTTACCTCACCAAGAATGTAATGAGCTGTCTTCCTCATCCACTGATTATTCTCGTTGTGAGCGCCGGGCTTAGAATGATATTGGCTTAAACCAGCACATGGACAAACAGACGATACAACGTCTACTCTTCCAGGAGCCGAACCTCCTTCATCAAGTACGTGATAAGGAATCTCGTTATTATAATAATTAAGTAAGTGTGATTCATTATCCTTAAAAGCTGAATAGCTTAAAATATATTCTGGTCGGTTACCCCACACTTGGTCAGAGGCGAGTACTTCACCGCCAATAAGGGGAATGATAGCTGCGTGTTTCATGAGAAAAAATCTTCCAAGTTTGTTTTCTTTATGCCATTATACTCTAATCCTTGCCAATAAGGATAGTACTTTCTCGAAAGATGAACTGACTTAGGCTTTTCCATAACTTTAAAATCCATCTCACCTTTCTCATTATAAAATTCTGGAGTGATCCACTCTTTAAATTCAATATCAGTGTTTTTTGTCTTTAACTTCATTTGTTCATTGAAATATTTTCGAGCATTTGTTCTCTCTTGCCAAGAACCCCAGAATGGTTTACCATCATAGAATCCGCTCTTAGGTAAAGTTCTACTTTCATTTTCAATAGGTAACAGCTCATAAATCGCCTTTGATTTATAACTCATCTTGCTTACCTGATCAATATATCTATTTACAAGTTTATCTATAACTTCATGAGTGTTTTCAAGACGACAAACATGATGACGAATATCGATATTACCAAAGTAAAATTCTACATGATTTACATTTGGAACTGTAATAAATGTTTCAAGACCTTGTTCTAAAGCTCCATGTAGTGTTTTAAATGGAACTGAATTTACGTTCCAACCTGGCCGATACATACAGATCGCGTGGCTATCGCCGGCAACTAACTTATCCCAAGGCCCGATTGGATTAATTGTAATTGCTCTTTCTTGTATCTTTTTGAGATTCTCAATATCAGTATCATAAAAATCACGGACTGTCTTATTTGTAAAATCCGGATACTTTTCTTTGAATTTAGTAAGTTTATTATTCAACATCGATGCATAATCAGGCATATCGTATGGAACTGAATAAACCTCGCCTTTGAACTTAGAAATATTTCTAATATTATATGCGTGAGGAAAGTGTTTCACTCCACCAAAAAAATTGAGATCTTTTGAGTCAGCTGGCCTATCATTACCGTGATAAATGTAGAGTCTATCGTATTCATTAAAGTCTTGATACTTATTTTCATCAATAGCGTTTTCACCCTGAACGTTTGATCGTGACATGTTAATATCAATATCAGCACAGTGGCCAGACTGCTTGAGTATGTCTGCATATATCACACCCTGGGCAGCGCGGTGTGAGTGTACCTGAAATGAAATTGGTATAAATGGTGCTACAATTACGCTCCGCATAGAAAATCCTCTAACGTATTTTGTGAAATCTCTATTCGAGACACTTTACGCCTATCACATGCTTTTTTATCATTTCTAATTTGTAAATAGATTCCAAACTGACAAGATAAAACTTCAGTTCCGTAATATTTTAAACTATCTTGCTCTTGTGTAAATATACCATCAATGTTATAAGCTTTTTCATGAAACTCAACGTTTTCAGTAAGTCCAATTTCGTCACTATTTTCTCTTAAGAAATAAATTGCTTCATCGTATAATTTCTTTGGCGCTTCAGGCCAAAGTTTTTGAATAGTATACCTTGCGCCGGGTCCTGGCGCTACAAATCTTTGATCGTGATGATATTTTAAAAATGGTAGTACACTCGTCGACGCGCCACAATGAAATCCATAATATTCTCCAATTCCTCTTTGTGTTGTGAGAATATCATAAGCTTCTTTCATAGAGTCAGTTTTTAATAGCTTTTCGCCGATACCATTATCTCTAAAAGACGCGACCCATTCGAGAACATCAACTGGATGAAATTCCCTCTGTGGGTTAGCTGATTTTTGTCGACAATAGTTTCTTGCACCGGTTTGAATCGATGTGTGTAATTCAGTTGTTCCCCAAATTGGTTTCTTATTTACCTTAGATTGGTAGTCAATTGTCTTGCGATAGAACTCAACTAGATCATCATCGCCATCTGCAATACGATCAAAATCAACAAAACAATCATTTGGATCATCAGAACCAGTTACTGTCTGATGTACGCCCCTTGCTCCATAAAAGTGAGAGATAATCGTATTGCCAAGAATATTAAAATGAGACATATCAGATTGCGCAATATTTTGCGCTATATATCTCATTCTATCGTCAAGTGTTATTGTCGGATGAAAGTATTCTACGTCTTTACCAAGACCATAATCTTCTTCACCGTCGCGATTAAGTGATTGGTATTCTTCATCTATATAACCAAGATTAATGCAAGCGCGTTGATTCACTTTATAGAGAAACCAATTAAAGTCTCTCATCAAGTTTTTATCATAAGACCACCAATCATAATTATAGTTCATTATAATTTCCAATTTGTATCACATTAACAGTGATTGGACCGTAATTCTTAATCATTTCAATTTGTATTGGATCATCTTCAAAATGCCTAGCTACGATAGTACCACAGTCATAAAGAGATGTCAATACTTTTGCTTTGTGTCTTCCAGAAGTTGCACGACTATAATCTTCGTGCGTGCGAGATAGAGGATTGAAAAACACAAAGTTATTTATGCCCCTTCCACGGAGTATACTTAATGTTTCTTCCTTTTGAGTGTATGATCTACCAGTGATGATTACATCGTTAGGGCCTGGGCGAAGACCCTCATTATCTTCGCCCATTATGATAACCCCATCAATATCGTAACTATTTACAACGATCATTATTCGTAGTCTGTGCTTCCAGCCTGAAAAGTATACTGTAACTTAGAGGCCTTTGGTGAGTTTTTACTTAGCTGAATACTAGTAAGATTTGTAAGTTCTCGTCGAGCAAGAGCGTCGCACTCAAACTTTGCGTCTTCAGTCTTTAACTGAAGAGGAGGCGTTTTCTGAGTCCAAGCTGATGGGCCACGAAGATAACCTACAATACCCATCTCAGACGCAACTTTACAGAAACGAATTGCTGATACCACTACACCACCAGAATTTGGTGAGTCTTGGACAGACAGTCGAGCAGTGAGCTCGTATCGAGCGCCACCAAAACCATATGCAACAATATCAAAGTTTGCAATCTTGTTATCTGATCCAACATAAGCTGAACCAGGCTTTTGTAGTACTGTTAACGATGGTCCCGCGTACAATGTCATACCAGCAGTTGGTTCATTGCGAACTACATTCTGTCCTTTCAACACGTTCTCCTTAGAGACATGCTTGTCATGAAGTCTTTCTTGTTTTGCCATATTCAAGAAATCGCAGTTTGCAGTACGTCCAGTTCTAATATTTTCTTGCCCCTGTGTAGAACCAGCCGCCATATTCATCTGAATATGTTGAGTTACCATAAGACCGGAATCAATCATAGCCCCCTGCAGTACTTCACTCATACGTGATGCTCCCCATGCAGACCGCATGTCGTTACCAACGATAGTAAGACCATTATCGATAAACTTCTGTTCAATAATCTTGGTCGTATTAGTATCAATGAGAGTAGGAATACAGTTTACAAAATGCACTTTAGCAGCAAGTGCTACATCCACGTAAAACTTAGTGGCTTTTTCAGAACCAACGGGCAAATAATTGATGAGAACATCAACTCCACTCTGCTTTACGATCTCAACGATATCATCAAATGACTTAGCTGATTCAGCGCCAGTTCTAAATGAAATATCTTCTGGATAATCAAGCATGTGTGCTGCAACACCATCAAGCTCTGGACCAGAATATACCATAGCTTTTGTCGCGACACAAGTATCATCGATCTCGTCAACATGATACATAGCGCAGTTTGGTTTAGCTCTTAGAGCGTCTTTAAGTGGACGATTCACTTTGCGGCGGTCAACGTCAAAACCAACTACAAATTGAATATCGTTGACTGTGTATCCACCAATATCTGGATACATGAGTCCAACCGTATCTGATGGATTAGTAATATAATATTGTACGCCTTCTACGAGAGATTGAGCGCAGTTTCCGACACCAATAATGCCGACTTTAATCTTAGACATTTGTTTCTCCTGTTATGTCAGTTTATTAGAGTGAGAGACCTTGACTGGGAGTTCAGAGTAGCTCACTAACATACTCATTAAGTTCACTTAGTTTTTGTTTTTCATATTCCTTGTTGTTTAGTAACCTATTCAACCCACTTGGATGTGGCATTTTCAAATGATCTTTATCCAACTTAGTGAGAACTTCAGATGCTACATTACCAAGTGCTACGATAGTGGTGTGATTATTTATACATTGCGAAACATATTCATAATCAATATCTGTTTTTTTAAAAGATCCTTGCTCGTTGTATACGTTCATAAATCCATAATATGTTACACCAACACGTTCCATCCAATTTTCAAGTCTCTTAAAAGTACCACAATAAGATACTTTAGATGGATTCATTCCAACTACTAATACTGATTTTTTCATATGTCACGCCAACTTCATCAAACATTTCAGCAGTTTCTAAAAAAGATTTAGTCCACTTCAAAGGGACAACACCTTCATCTTTTGGCATCACAACGTGCTTGATACCAACTTGAATTACACCCTTTGCACATTCACTGCATACAGGTAGGCCCCATACATATAGTGTAGCGCCTTTCAGTGATACTCCATTGTGAGTTGCGTTATATATGCAGTTCATTTCAGCATGTACTACAAACTTATACTTTTCTTCACGATTTGTCAATCGATATTCTGAGTCATTAATACTTCTTGGAAATCCATTATAACCCGTAGCGAGTATCTGACCAACGTCACCGACTGCAACAGCTCCTACTTGAGTAGAAGGATCTTTGCTCCAACTTGAGACAAAACGCGCAAGCCCAAGATACTTTTCATTCCACGAGCGAGAAATGTCGTTCATATACATGCAAGCTTCCTACGTTCCAAATAATTTTTCGACCATCACATCTGAGAGCAGTTTCAAGCAATGAAGCAACGTAATCTTGCCAGGCAAAGTCATTACGATAGCCAAACACTACATCGTTAGATCTCATTTGAACGATGGCGTTGAGAACATCATCTCGAATAAGATACTGCACAGCATTCGTACACATGAAGTCAGACATACCATTTCTATTATAATCTTCATGCATAGTTGGCCGAGTGTATATCATTACAGCTCGACGAGAGTCTCTATTATTAGAGAGCTCATTGTACACACGCCAATATTGGCCATGATTGTGCCGACCTTTATTTCGCATAACAGTATCAGAACTATCGATCTCATCTGACCAGATACACCAACCGTAGTTCGAGTTGATATATCCATCTTTGTCGGCAACCATCTTCCATATCTCAGGAGTCTTCCCTGGAATATCATTAACATTAAGTGACTTAGATTTATACCATGCAAGTTCGCGCTTGATATAGTCATCATTAAGTTTACCAAAGATAGTTGGCTCGTCTGCGTGAAAACTTGCGCCGACAAGTTCAATGGTTTTTACACCTGTCTTGTCGGTCACAAAGTTTTCAGCAGCAAGTTCGTCGATAAAATATTGACGAATGTCACTTACGCTTTGCATTAAACATATCCCTATCTGGATCCTGGCCTTCCATCTTTCCACGCATATAAGACACTGCAAAAGATGCGTAATTAATCATATCCTTGTAAGTGTCTTCGAGAGATTCGAAGTTAGGATCACGACCAGACTCAATAAGAGAAGTGGCTCGTTGAAGCTTACCAATAATAATATCATGGATAGTATCAACACCACGACGATAGTGCATCGCCTGTAAAACGCTTGAGTTCTCAGACTGATAGTCTTGAGACTTCTTGAGTTGCAGGTCGATGCACTCTTGAAGAACTTTCACGGACTCTTTATCAGCCATTACGTTAACTCTCCAATCTTCTGGTTAATCCGAGCGAGGAGCGGTAACACATGATGATCACGATACTCGACTGCCTGCTCTTTATTCATGAACGACTTTAAGGCAGCATCAATAGCTTCATCGATAGAATTATTGCTGCTAACTAAAGCATTGATAAAACCCCAGATCTTAGCAGGACGACGACCTTGGCCGGCAAACTTAGGAGAATAACCTAACTCGGTAATATTATCCTTGTTCTTCCGATTGAACTCATATACCACCTTACGGTACTTGTCTGCTTCCGAAGAATCAAACGCAATGCCCATGTGTTGCAGAAATCCTGCAGTCGTATAATCATTCCGACCGGTTACCCAATCGTCAAAGACTTGCTCCATTGTCACCTTTTCAATCTTACTCTTCTTCATAACAAATCTCCTAGTTTGTATCACGTCCATTTTGAAATCTTGGATGAGTTAACCTGCAAGAACCTTGCTGTATCATTATCCATACTAACAATTTTTTTGCAAGATGTCAATGGATAAGCACGAACTTTTCCACCGTCATTCCTACGAGCTTCATTGAAGCACTCTCTATGATTTTCAACAACATAGAGAGCACAGACTGAGAGCGGCTCGGTATCCATAGGAACTCGAATGATATAGAAACGATCTACCTCATCGAGCTTCTTGAGATTACCACTCTGCCAGAAACTTTGCGTCTTACGATTGAGACGAATAGTCTTCACCTCATATCGTTCAGAACCTATGGTACCATCCTTTTCAGAGTCCCACCAGTCGTCGGTGCGAATAGCACCTTTAATCTGTTCAACGACGATTTCTTCACCGACGTTTCCAATCCGAGAACGTGTATCCATCAGACACTCCTGTAGTGCTTGTCCCACGATGATCCGTGCACGCGATAACCGGTGCCAGCCATATAAGTGGTCCACATAATGCGCGCTACTTCAGCTGAAGTAGGAGCACGGTTAATGTCATAAACCAAGCGATTCAATCGAACTGCTTCAGTTTCTGACTTCGCTAAGATCTCGAGGGTGAGAGTCTTAGCTTCACTCAGAGGCTTCTTGTCAAGTATACGAAGAACCTCGAGATCAAAAACGTATGTTTTTTTAGCCATTACATGTAACTCGTCGTGTCGACTTGACCGTAGGGATAATCAACGACCGTGTGCACGTAGATGTCCGCATAACGTGCGTCACCTAACAGGATACGCTGATGCGAACCAGGATAAGACTTACCAGTATGCTTCGAGCGATACTTGATTGCGTTCGGATTATTCTTTCCAAGGCGCCCATTGGCAGACACCTTAACGCGAGAATAAACGACCCGCTTCAGCCAGCGCACATATTGGCGTGATAGATCGTGTTTCTTGTTGAACTTGTTAAGATCAGACATTTCCTTGCGGAAAGACTTAAGCCATTCCATGTCATCTTCTGACTGGAGGTCTACAGTACGAATATATGCTCCTGTGCGTTTCATGATATTTTCTCCTCAATCATCATATATACATAATACCACAATTCGTTAAATATGTAAACCTTTTTTTAACTTTTTTTCAAAAAAAATATAGTACAATATCAATCACTTAGGAATGATGCCATGATTTTCCTTATGAGAAGGATTGGTCCAGCCCTCTGGTTTGATGAGATCTGGCAGACCAAGAGGATTCGGCCGCTCTGGCTTAACTCCAACCTCTTTTGCCATATTCGCCTTAAGAACCTCATCCCATGCTTTATGGGCATCAACTCCGAAAGCGTCTAGGGTACCAATTGCCACAACACACAGATCAATAAGACCGTCAACTACTTCTTCTGGATTTTTTTCTAGAATAGCACCGGCTCTGGTCTCATCGAGTTCTTCTTGCAGGAAGTTTAATCGAAACTCAAGATATTCTGATAGCTTATCAGGATTGTTCTTCACCCACTCGTGCACACCATACTTAGTGTGCATATCATTCATATCCTTAACCCAATTACTGCTCATTTTTTGCTGCCTTCTTTCTGCGTCGTATCATCATTTTGTAAGATTTGCGAGCTTTATCAAGATTATACCTATTAGCTCGTTTAGTATATAATATACCTTCTAAGTGATCATATTCATGTTGAATCGCTCTTGCAGTCATTCCACTATATTTTAGCGTAGCAACTTCGCCATACATATCTGTAAATCGAATTTTTACTCCTGCGGGTCTCTTGATCTTAATATACAGACCTGGATAACTTAAGCAACCTTCATCATAGTATACCATCTCACCGAAAGTGTCAACAATTTTTGGATTGAACATCGCGATGGTAGATTCCTTATTCGTTGGATCGCCGACTACAAATACCGATAGTGGTATTCCAACTTGTGGAGCAGCGAGGCCTATTCCATTATTAAGAATCATGGTCTCAGCAAGTTGTTCTGCTAACTGCTTCGGATCAATTTGAGGATTTTTAAAATCAAAAGCTTCAGTTGATTTCTTGAGAATCGATTCGTTTGTATCAACTAACACATAAACAGCCATCATACATTCCTATATTCATAATTATCAGTTACTTCGTTTTCACTCAGTGTAATAGCACCATTTGAATGATGAAATCGTCGAGCCATTTCAGTCTTTGGACTTAACGTAACAAATCGCATGATCTCAGGCTTATTTTCTTTAATCCATTTTACCGCTTCAAATACGATCTTACGACCAGCGCCTTTTTCATAAGACCATACAGTATAAAAAACAGCGACACGAGCCGGATCCATAAAGTCAACAAACTCGAGATCATCAACAGTTTTGGGAATTTTATCTGTATACGCTACACAAATTGCCGCTGATGGATCACCAGTGAATTCATTTTCAATCACGAACATTTGCCGATTAAATCCTGTCCTAAATGCATAACTTAACTCTGGTCGAACTGGATCATCATCAACTATATAACTTCTATCCTCTGTTACTTCACGGAAAATCATGCTGCCATCCTCGAGAAATTTTTATGTTTTTCAAATTTAATTACAGAACGGAACTTATCTTGTAGCACATCCCCCTTGTGGGAGATCACGAACACATTAGTATCTTTACCTAGTTCATCGAGCAGTTTTAGGAACTCATCACAACCATTAGAATCTAATGAAGCATCAAAGACTTCATCAAGAATCAATAGATTGGTATTGGTAGAGTTTTTCATCTTTGCAATGGAACGCCAGGTCAATAGTAGAGATAGGTCAATTCTCATTTTTTCACCTTCACTGAATGATGCATAACTAAATGAGTCTCTATGCCTGGATTTAATAATCTCTTCAAAGTTTTCGTCAAGTTCAAAACTTACGAAGAACTCCATTGCCGCCAGATATTTATTTACGAGCTTATTCATCACCGGAACATACTGCCGAACAATTTGAGTCTTGATTCCCTTATCCTTCAAGAGTTCAGCAGCCACATCAAGCAATTCTTTCTCGTTGATATATTCCTCCCTTTTTTCCTCTAATTTTTTCAATAACTTTTTCAGCTCATTTATCTTCTTATTTTCTTCCTTAAGGTCACCGGTATCAGAAACCTCAGAATCAATATTGGTACGAAGTTGAGCGATATACTTATTTAGAGACGAAATTTGGTTATTACCATCAGAAATCTTTTCAAGATATTCTTTGATTTCATTATTGATTTCTGAGATATCTAGAAGCCGCTGATTTTCTTTTTCCAACTCTTTTTGTAATTTATTGAGAGCGTCTGTAATCTGATCCACCTTTGTCTGACTCTCGTGAATCTTGCTTGATTTAATGGCGTCATCAATATCCTGATCACATGTAGGACAGTGATCATTATCTTGATAAAATTTAATTTCTCTCTTATGTTTCTTAGTCTTATCCTCAAGCTTGGATTCAATATTCAAAATTTGATTGAGTTTCTTGTGAACCGAATCCTCGTCACTTACGCTCCCCTGAAGTTCAGCAACCTTTTTATTATTTGTATCAATATCTAGAGTAAGAACACCAATGGTACTCTCACACTTTAAGATTTCAGCTTTAAGATTTTCTATTCTCTCTTTGTTCTTTGACCGAATCTCGTCAACATAATTCTGATGAACATCAAGCTTTTCCTGCTCGACATCAGCTTTATTCTTGATCTCTTTAATATTCTCTTTATTATTCTGTAACCGTTCCTTAAGCAAGACATTCATTGCAGTAAAGATCTTAATATCAAGTAGATCCTCAATGATTTCTCGGCGCTGCTGTGCTGGTAACTGCATAAATGGAACGAAGGTTGACGAACCAAGAATTACGATCTGCGTGAACGAATTAAAATTAAGCTTGAGGATATTCTGTTCAAGCTGTTGTTGGTAATCGCGAACAGATGCTGTCTGATTAATCAGATGATCGTCTTTATAGATTTCAAATACATTAGGTTTCATACCACGGATAATTTTATACCGTGAACTACCAATAGAAAACTCGACCTCTACAAGAGTGTCTTTTTGATTTACAGAATTGACAAGCTGAGGTTTATTGATTTTACGAAACGGTTTACCAAACAGCGAAAAACACAGAGCATCTAGCACTGTGGATTTGCCCGCACCATTTTCACCTATAACCAAGGTATTTGGACTTCGATCAAGTTGAACATCTGTCCAAACATTTCCGGTAGACAAAAAGTTTTGCCACCGAACATTATGAAAATATATCAAATTAAAGCTCCATGCTCTGCGCTTCTGTATATAAATTAGCAAACAGTTGATTTAGCAGTGCCTTGTCGACATTGGTATCCATCTGATTTACAAAATTGTGTAGGGTTGTCAGTGTATCCTCGGCTTCAGAAATAATCTCCTCCTCCGATTGCTGATCAAGATTTTTATGATCATCAACAATAGAGATATTTGCTGGATTTGCCTTATACAAATGATCCATCACAATATCGAACCAATATGGATTTGTTTTATTCTGAACAATTACTTTTACATAAGTATCTTTATAAGAGTCAAAATCAAAACTGGCAATAAATTCCTCAAGTTTCATTTCGGTATCATCATACCAAATCTTATGGAATATTCTATACGGATTTTGAATAAAAGTCAACTCTCTTTTCTCAGAATCAAAAATATGAAATCCACGCTGATCATTATAATCATTCCAGGTCATCTCATATGGATTGCCTAGATAGTGGATATTGCCGCCCTGTGACTTGTGATGAAAATGCCCAGAACAGACAAGATCAAATTTATCAAATAGAGCTGCTTCCATACCATGTGGATTTTTCATACCACGATACATTTCAAAACCACGAATTTCAAGATGACCGAAGAGAACCTGTGATTTTGTATTTTTAATGAACTGCATGGATTCGGCATAATTTTCATTATTAATCCATGGTAACATGGTAATACCACAACCACCGAACTCTACATCTTTTACATCAGAAAAAATATCAATCAGATCATACTCATCACCGAACAGTTCATTTAGTGCATTGACCTCGTTGGTATTACGATATGGAATATCATGATTACCGACAATAACATTGAGTTTGATGTTATTATCAATGCATGGCTGAACGAAAATTCTCTTGAACTCTCGTAGAGTTACATAGTTAATGAACTTCCTTCTATCCACAATATCGCCAAGATGAAATATAGTAGTGATATTATTATCAATAAGATACGGAAAGAAGACATTACTATAAAACTTATCAAAAAAATTGAGAAAGGTTTGACTGTCGTTTCTTACACCAAAGTGTGTATCTGTAATTATGGCCGCCTTCATTAATTACTCATCATTTAATAAAACATCAATGGGCATTGCATTCTTATTCTTATTCCTTTTCCGGCGCTTGGTTTCTTCAAAAGTTTCAATAAATACACTAACATGTTCACGGCTCCACTCATTTGCCTTACCGGCTGGTGTATAATCAGATGAATCGTGAGCTTGATTATCGCTTGTCATGTTCATCACTTCCATCTCACCCATTAACTTATACCTTGTATAGAGATGTTTCTTTTCCTTTTGAATACGACGAAGGAATGCATAGTAAATAATCTGAGTAAAATATGCAAATGGATTCTGTGATTTTTCAGGATTAAAATTATCAATATATTGCAGACAGTTTTCAATACCGTCCGAAATCATTTCTTCCTTGAAAGTGTAGTTAATAAAATTTGGCTTGTGTGATAAATTCACTGCAATCTTCATAAGGCATTCACCGATATATGGTGATACGAGAGGTCGTTCCTTTCCCTCGCTCTTAGCAATTTCAACTTTCTCACGGTAATCAATCATAGCCGCAAGAAATTCCTTATTATTTACATAGTGCTGTTTTGTTTTTTTTGTTTTAACCATTAGTGCACCACTATACTAGTATTAGAAAACTTTTCAAACATAGCCAGAGTTATTTCCTCTTCATCTTTTTCTAAAAAATCCTGTGTTTCCTCTTTGGTATTTATGATTTCATTTAACCTATCCAAAGCGTTAAAATAATAATCTATTATATCTTTTGTAGGTTTTGCCTTCATGAGAACATGGCGAACTTGTAGAGGAAAGTCATTTTCATCTGTAAATGGAATCCATTTTGCCACTCTTACTGATGCACCGCCCATGGTATTTTGCAAAAATAATTGCAAAGGTTTGTGCAATAAAATATATTCTTGATCCATACTATCAATAATAGAGATGATATGTTCTCCTGTAACTAACTTAAAATATAACACGTTTGCCTTCATAAGTAAACCCTTTCTCTATAAATTAATATTATAGATTTTATATTCGAATTCCTCGTCGTTATATATTTTAATTCGTTCAGCAAAATGATTAAGTGTATAATTTACTTTCTTTTTATGTCTGATGTCGTCAGCAATGTCGAACAAAATTGCCTTATCTTTTGACTCGCCTTTTCGCAACCCTCTGCCAATAGACTGAAGATTACGAATACGAGACTTAGTGGGAGAAGCAAAAATAATGTTATGAAGGTTGCGAATATTAATCCCAGTGCTAAACGTACCATAGGAAGCAATAATGATTGCATCTTTTTCCGTCTCGGTAATAGCACGGATCTGCTCCCTGGTCTCTGCATCTGTCCCACCATAAACAAAGAATACCTTTCTATTACTATTTACCGATTTGGATATATTATTATACAATACTCTGCCGTGTTTGTCAACATATTGAAAGAGTAAAAGTGTATTTCCATTCAGTGATAATGTTAGATTTTTAATAAATTTATTTCTTCGTGGATTGGTAACGATAAAATCTATCTCGTCCTGATAGTTCATTTTACTGACAAGTTTCTTTTCCTCATCAGTATATTTTAGCACCAAGGCTTTGATCTTAAACTTAGCAAGATGATTTTGATCAATCAGTTCTCTCGTTTTTACAAACTGTTTTACCTTACCAAATAAACCTTCCAAAACCAGTTTATGAGTTTGTGTGCCATCCAAGGTACCAGTAAATCCAAATCGGTACTTACAATCAATTAATTTTGTCATAATTGATGTGAGAGACTTTGCCTTAAATAAATGACATTCGTCTCCAATTACTAAATCATATTGTGCAAACCAATCCTTACGCAGTTTATAAATGGATTGCCAGGTTGAGACTACAATACGAGCATCTGTCATCTTTTCCTGACCGCTCATGATAATATGAATATCATCCTCATTTGAACCATATTCAATAAAATCCGATCTCATTTGATGTACGAGAGATGTTGTAGGAACAATCAGAAGTGTTTTGCTATCACCATACCACTGAGTTAAAAGCCATATAATAAAAGACTTACCCGAAGCTGTAGGTGAAACAAGTAAACTCCTATGATTCCTAACACAATGAGCAAAAGACTCCGTTTGATAATCGCGAGGAGTAAATTTAGTTTGCAATGTCCCAATAAATTCATTTGCCTCTTCCAGTGAAAATGATTCCTGCAAATCAATATCATTTTCAACCTCCACTTCATATTCACGTTCGTTGGCAAAATGTTGTACATACGGCAATAAACCGAGGTATAATTCCTTAGTCATCGCGTTATAGAGACGCATCTTACCATCCCACATACGATTACGATATGCAGGCATAAACTTTGCACCTGGTACAGTAAACGTAAAGTAATCAGACAGTTCCTGACGAATCACAGGTTCTGCATCCACTTTCATATATACTTCATTTGCCTTCGAAATAATCAAGGTATTCCCACGTATATCATTCTGTTCTAATAATAAATTCGAAGTGCTCCATGCTGCTTTGGACATTTGTTCTCATTGTTATTTTATCCATAATATAAAGCATCACTGACCACCCGTAAATTTCAAAAAATCGATGCTATTTTTAATCAAAAAGTTTCTGGTATTTACTGATTTAAGTATTTCTTCTAACACATCAACAACCTCTTGCTGATATGCAATTTTCGTATTAAGTTGGATCATCTCCTTATCTGTATCCACATAATAAGAAACTTCTTGTTTGAGTCTCTTAAATGGATATGGCTCACGACCCAATTCAGCAAGATCTTCTGGATTATTCAGATCACCTCTATAATAGTCCATAAGTCTTTGCTGTAGTATTTTATGTTTCATTTTGAGAGCACGAAGTTTCAGTCTCTCATCAGAAAAATGTTTTAAATATTTACCGTGTAGAATTGGTATATTCAGACTTTCACGAGATAATTCCGTCTCGTCAATCTTGGCATCACCTTGCCACATAGATATAATTTCTTCAATCTTCACATCACACTCCGAAAGATTCACCACACCCACAGCTAGAAGTAGATGATGGATTATTTACCTTAAGAAAAGAACCACCAAGTTCATTCACATAATCAATCTCACTTCCTAATATATATAATTCTGCTAAAGGATCCACCAAAAGACAATCATCAATAGGACTTGACCATTCTACATCTGGATAATGTTTTGAGAAACCCCATACGT